AAAATGGTAATGATGGTCTTCATTATGAGCCTGATGACGGCCAACTTACAGATGAGCAGTATAAAAAAATAAAAGAGTATGAATACGAACTAGACAAGTCCACAGGTGAGGTGGTTAAGAAGTACGTAGAGATTTTACATAACGATGGATTTAAGAAGAACAAATGACCCCAGCACAAAAAGAAATCTTTCTGATAGTAGACGAGTTCTGGAAGACCTACGGCTTTGGTCCCACGATTGACGATATTATGCGTCTAACGGGCGAAAGAGGTAGGGGGAATGTAGCCCGTAAGATGTCTATCTTAATCGAGATAGGGGTATGCAAAGGGGTGAAGGGTAGGGCTAGGTCAATCCGACCTGCAGGACTAAAGGTGCGTAATCTTGAGTGATAAAGTCGTAGAGCTTATGAATCTACTATCTCCTGAAGAACAGCAGATGGTATTAGAACAAGTCAGAGAATATGACAATGCTCTTCTACGGGAAGAAGGCCAAGAAGACTTTATGAAGTTTGTCACTACCATGTGGCCAGGATTTATTCATGGTAGGCATCATGTCTTAATGGCGAGGAAGTTTGAACAGATTGCTAATGGTGAGATCAAACGATTAATCATCAATATGCCTCCTCGACACACAAAGTCTGAGTTTGCATCGTTTATGCTACCTGCTTGGTTCTTAGGAAGGTTTCCAAACAAGAAGATTATCCAATGTTCTAATACAGCTGAACTTGCAGTTGGGTTTGGACGAAAGGTGCGAAATCTGGTAGACTCTGAGGTATATGGAAAAATATTCCCAAACGTGGCCCTTCGTTCTGACTCTAAAGCTGCTGGTCGCTGGAGTACTAATGCTAATGGTGAGTATTTTGCTATTGGGGTTGGTGGTACTGTCACTGGTAAAGGAGCTGATCTTCTCATCATTGATGACCCGCATTCGGAACAGGAAGCAGCGTTAGCCGCAGGCGACCCATCCGTATACGATAAAGTATTTGAGTGGTACACCTCTGGTCCACGTCAACGTTTACAACCAGGAGGGTCTATTGTAGTCGTTATGACTCGTTGGGCTAAACGAGATCTGACTGGAAGAATTCTACAATCCATGACGGACCGTGATGGTGATGAATGGGAGATTATAGAACTCCCAGCTATACTCCCTAGTGAAAAACCTTTATGGCCTGAGTTCTGGTCATTTGATGAATTAAGCAAATTAAGAATAGAGTTGCCGTTAAGTAAATGGCAAGCTCAGTATCAACAAGACCCCACTTCTGAAGAAGGTGCGCTAGTTAAGCGTGAATGGTGGCAAGAATGGGAACATGAAAACCCACCTTACTGTCAGTTTATTATTCAGTCATGGGATACCGCATTTACTAAAAATGAGCGTTCTGACTATTCAGCATGCACAACATGGGGAGTATTTTATAAAGACGAGAATGAAAATGACCCTCATATTATTCTTCTTGATGCTTTTAAAGAGCGGATGGAATTCCCAGAACTTAAAGCACGAGCTTTGGAATACTACCAAGAATGGCAACCTGATGCCTTTATTATCGAAGCAAAGGCCTCTGGAGCCCCGTTAGTCTTTGAATTAAGAAGGATGGGAATACCCGTTCAAGAGTTTACACCGACCCGTGGAAACGATAAAATAAGCAGATTAAACTCTGTAACAGATTTATTCGCATCTGGCAAGGTGTGGGCACCAAGAAAACGTTGGGCCGAAGAAGTCATAGAAGAGATGGCAGCTTTTCCAAATTCAGACCACGATGACTTAGTGGACTCTTCAACCCAAGCTCTTATTCGGTTTAGAAAGGGAGGATTCGTTAATCTTCCTACAGACGAACCTGATGAACCAAGAGAATTTAGACGCAAAGTAGCATATTACTAAGGAAAAATTATGGCAATCGACAAAGCATTATACGAAGCACCACAAGGTCTAGCATCTATTGATCAAGCTCCCCCAGTAGAAATTGAAATTGAGGATCCAGAATCTGTAAAGATTAGCATGGATGGATTAGAGATTGATATTGAAAAAGCTGAAGACACTGAAGAGTTTAATAAAAACTTAGCAGAAGAATTAACAGAAGGCGAATTAGCACTTTTAGCAGGCGATTTAATTGGCGACTTTGATGGAGACGTAGCCTCTCGTAAAGACTGGATTCAAACTTATGTCGATGGTTTAGAATTACTTGGTCTAAAAATTGAAGAACGATCAGAACCATGGGATGGTGCATGTGGAGTCTACCACCCTATCCTAGCTGAAGCGGTCACTAAATTCCAATCCGAAACAATTATGGATACTTTCCCAGCATCTGGTCCAGTCAAGGGCGAGATCATTGGTAAAGAAACCCAAGAGAAAAAAGATGCGATGGAACGTGTCGTAGATGACATGAACTATGAGTTGACCGAAAAGATGACTGAGTATCGTTCAGAACATGAACGTATGTTATGGGGTACTGCATTATCTGGTAACGGATTTAAAAAGGTTTATGTAGATCCAGGTCTTGATCGTCAAGTATCTATCTATGTACCTTCAGAAGATTTAGTTGTACCTTATGGTGCTTCTAATCTAGAAACTGCAGAGCGTGTATCTCACGTCATGCGTAAAACAGAAAATGAATTATTAAGATTACAACTTGATGGATTCTATCGTGATGTTGAATTAGGCGCACCACAAAATACATTAGATGAAGTTGAGAAGAAGATTGCAGAGAAGTTAGGCTTCCGTGCAACTACAGATTCAAGATATAAACTTATTGAAATGCAGGTTGATTTAGATCTTCCTGGCTTTGAACATAAAGATGACAAAGGTAATAAGACTGGTCTTAAACTTCCTTACATTGTAACCATTGAATATGGCAGTATGACAGTCTTAGCAGTAAGACGTAACTGGGAACCAGATGATGAAACTTATCAAAAACGTCAGCATTTTGTTCACTACCCATACATTCCAGGTTTCGGATTCTATGCTTTTGGTTTAATTCACTTGATCGGAGGTTTTGCTAAATCTGGTACATCCATATTACGTCAATTAGTAGACGCTGGATCATTAGCTAACCTTCCAGGTGGATTCAAAACTCGTGGCCTACGTGTCAAAGGTGATGATACACCGATTGCTCCAGGCGAATTTAGAGATGTAGACGTACCTTCTGGCACGATGAAAGACAACATCATGCCTTTACCTTACAAAGAACCATCACAAACACTCATTCAACTACTCAATCAGATCATTGAAGAGGGTAGAAGATTCGCAGCAGCTGGTGATTTGAAGGTTTCTGACATGTCTGCTAACTCACCAGTAGGCACAACGCTTGCAATTTTAGAAAGAACTCTCAAAGTGATGAGTGCAATTCAAGCTCGTATGCACTTTTCAATGAAAAATGAGTTTAAATTACTCAAAAAGATCATTGCAAGCTACGCTCCAGCGGATTATTCATACGAACCATCAACAGGAACACGTAAAGCTCGTAGATCAGACTACGAAATGGTCAATATTATCCCTGTTTCTGATCCAAATGCAGCCACAATGTCACAAAAAGTGGTGCAATACCAAGCAGTTTTACAGCTTTCACAAACAGCACCTCAACTTTACAACTTACCATACCTACATCGTCAGATGTTAGACGTGTTAGGCATCAAAAATGCTGAAAAATTGGTACCGTTACCTGAAGATGAGAAGCCATTAGACCCAGTGACTGAGAATATGAACGCTTTAAAGAACAAACCTATGAAAGCTTTCATGTATCAAGACCATCAAGCTCATATTGCGATCCATTTAGCTATGTTAAATGATCCAAAGATCAGAGAAACGATTGGTCAAAACCCACAAGCGCCTATGATTGCACAAGCATTACAAGCTCATATCACAGAACACATTGGTATGGAGTATAAACGTCAAATGGAACTCACTATGGGCATCAATATCCCATATAACGATCTTGATGATAGTGATGATGCAACTAAATTATCACCACAACAAGAAATTGAGATTGCTCGTATGGCAGTTCCAGCAGCACAACAACTTCTCAACCAAAATCAAACTGAAGTTGCAGCACGTAATGCTCAACAAGCAGCTCAAGATCCAGTCATTCAAATGCAAATGAAAGAACTTCAACTTAAAGCTCAAGAAGTAGATATTAAGATGAAGAAAATGCAAATTGAAGCTGCAGCTAAAGCTGATCAAATCCGTGTTGAAGAAGCTCGTATTGCAGCCCAAAAAGAAATTGCTGGTATGCAAGTCACAGCCAAAGCTCAAGCTGAAAAAGCTTCTATTGCTTCTAAAGAAAAGATAGAAGGATTTAAATTAGGTTCTGATATTGGCAAATCAAAAGCCCAAATGGCTATGCAACAACAACAAAAACAACAACCTTCAAACAAGGAAACTAAATGAATGAATACGAAGTTATATTAAGAGAAATAGATATACAAGTAAGAAATTTAGAAGAACATTTAGGTGCTGGCATGGCCAAAGACTATGCTGAATACCAAAATATATGTGGAAAGATATCAGGTCTACTTTCTACACGAAGATATATACAAGACCTTCAAAAAAATATGGAGAACTCAGATGAGTGAAATACTAATCGGCTCAAACCCCGATGATGTAAATGCAACAACATCTCTGCCCCAAACTGCAGAGGAAAAAGCAAAGCAACTCCCAGAGGTTTCAGGTTATAGAATTTTATGTGCTATACCAGAAGCTGATGACAAGTTTGATAGTGGACTCGTAAAGTCTGCTGAAACAATGAGAAATGAAGAAGTTTTATCTACAGTATTCTTTGTAGTTAAAATGGGTCCAGATTGCTATAACGACAAGACAAGATTTCCGTCAGGTCCTTGGTGCAAAGTTGGAGACTTCATCTTAGCCCGCCCTAATTCAGGCACACGCTTGAAGATTCACAATAGGGAATTTCGAATAATCAATGATGATAGTGTCGAAGGTGTCGTTCAAGACCCTCGTGGCATTAGTCGTGTTTAAGGAGAATATAAATGGCTGATGATGATTTTAAATTTCCAGATGAAATGGAAAATGAAGTACCAGAAGTAGAGGCAGCAGCAGAACCTCAGGTTGAAATTGAAGTGGTTGATGACCGCCCAGAAGAAGACCAGAAAAATGCTCAACCTTTACCAGAATCAATCGTAAAAGAAATTGATGAAGATGACTTAGAGAAGTACAACGCTGAGGCTAAACAACGTCTTTTACAAATGAAAAAACTCATTAATGATGAGCGTAGAGCAAAAGAACAAGCATTACGTGAGCAACAAGAAGCAATTCGTGTAGCACAATCATTAGTTGAAGAAACTAAAAAACTTAAAGGCCGTCTAACAGAAGGTGAAAAAGTATACGTTTCTAACGCTAAAGAAGGTGCAGAACGACAATTAGAACTAGCTAGAATAGCTTATAAAGAAGCATATGATTCTGGTGATTCTGATAAAGTTGTTGATGCACAAGAAAAACTCACTGAAGCTAAGTTTAAACTTCAACAAATTGAGTCGTATCAACCTCAATATGATGAAAAAGCTTTACAAACAGCAGAAAATGAGGTAAAAATACCAGAACAGTCACAACAACCGCAACGTTTGGATTCAAAAACCCAAGCCTGGTTGGACAAAAACAGCTGGTATGGTGTTGATGACGATATGAGTTTCCTCGCTATGGGTATTCATAGAAAACTAGAACGCAACGGAGTCGTTACTGGCTCTGATGAATACTGGAACGCTATAGATACCGAAATGCGAAAACGATTCCCAGAAAAATTTGCTGGCGAAAATACCCCAGAGACCAAAGACTCTGTTAAAAAACCATCAACGGTAGTAGCGCCTGCTACACGTTCTACATCCCCAAAAAAGATTAGACTGACGCAGACACAATTAGCTTTGGCTAAAAAGTTCAAACTTTCTCCAGAGCAATATGCGCTGGAATTAACTAAATTGGAGTCCCAAAATGGCTGAAAATAGAATTCCCCGTGAAGTAGATACCCGTCAACAGGAAGAACGCCCTAAACAGTGGCAAGCACCTGAATTGTTACCAGAACCTGATAAGCAACCTGGTTTTGCGTACAGATGGATTAGAGTTTCAATGCTGAACTCAGCAGACCCACGCAATCTCAGTACAAAACTTAGAGAAGGCTGGGAACCTGTAAGAGCAGAAGAGCAACCTAAATTTCAACTGTTAGTCGATCCCGAAAGTCGTTTTAAAGACAACATCGAGATTGGCGGATTATTACTTTGTAAGACACCTATTGAATTAGTCGAACAAAGAACAGAGTACTATGAGAAGCAAACGCAATCTCAAACAGACGCTGTAGACAATAATCTTATGCGTCAAAACGATCCTAGAATGCCTCTATTTAATGAGAGAAAATCTAGCACTAGTTTTGGCAAAGGTTAATTTATTAATTTAAGGAGTTTTAAATATGGCTTATCCAACCATTTCAGCTCCCTACGGATTTAAACCAGTTAACCGTTTTGATGGCATTCCTTATGCAGGCGCTACTTTGCAATATCCAATTGCGTCTACATACAATACTGCAATCTATAACGGTGCTTCAGTTAAAATCGTAGGAGGTACAATTGAATTATCTGGTGCTACAACTACTGGTACTATTATCGGTGTTGCAGTTGGCTTCCAATACGTTAATTCACAAGGTCAAACAGTTCAAGCTCAATACTACCCAGGTACAAGCGTTACTAACGCTATTGCTTATGTAGTTGTTGATCCTACAGCTGAATATAAAGTATCACTTACAGCTTCAGGCGCTCCTACAGTAGTAGTTGGTGCTAATGCAAGTATCATTGGTACAAATCTTGCTGAAATCCAAAACGGTACAGGTTCTGCAACAACTGGTGATGCACAATCATCATGCGTTATCCCTGCTAACGGTGCAGGTTCAGCTACAACATTACCATGGAGAGTTGTTGGACTTGTTCCAGATACAGCATATGTATCAAGCGGTGTAACACTTTATCCAGAAGTACTTGTAAAAGTTAACAACCCACAATTAACAGCCCTCACAGGCGTTAATTACACAGCTTAATTAAGGAGAAAAGAACATGGCTATTTCACGTGCACAGCTCCTAAAAGAGCTATTACCAGGTCTTAATGCGCTATTCGGTTTAGAATACGCAAGATATGGCGAAGAACACAAAGAAATCTACGAAACAGAGACTTCAGAGCGTTCATTCGAAGAAGAAACAAAACTATCAGGCTTCTCAGCAGCACCAGTTAAAAACGAAGGCACTGCCATCGCTTATGACAATGCTCAAGAAGCATGGACAGCTCGATACAATCATGAAACTATCGCTCTTGGCTTCAGCTTAACTGAAGAAGCTATTGAAGATAACTTATATGATTCTTTATCAGCTCGTTACACAAAAGCTTTAGCAAGAGCTATGGCTTACACAAAACAAGTTAAGGCTGCTGCAGTTATTAATAACGGCTTCAGTGCTTCATACGCTGGTGGTGACGGCAAAGCTTTATTTGCTACTGACCATCCACTTGTTTCAGGCGGTACAAATAGCAACACCCCAGCTACAGCAGCTGACTTGAATGAAACTTCATTGGAAAATGCAGTTATTCAAATCGCAGCTTGGACTGATGAGCGTGGTCTATTAATTGCAGCTAAACCTAAAAAACTTATCGTTCCACCAGCATTGCAATTCGTTGCAACTCGCTTGTTAGAAACTGAGTTACGTGTTGGTACAGCTGACAATGATATCAATGCTATTAAGAACAATGGTTCTATTCCAGAAGGTTATACAATTAACCACTTCTTGACAGATACCAACGGTTGGTACTTAACAACTGATGTTCCTAATGGTATGAAACACTTTGTTCGTACTCCATTAAGCAACTCAATGGATGGTGACTTTGACACAGGTAACGTACGTTACAAAGCTCGTGAGCGTTATTCATTCGGTTGGTCAGATCCACTCGGTATGTTTGGTTCACCAGGTGCTTAATTAAGCATTTGATGGTAGAAAAGGCTCTATTCGTAGGGCCTTTTTTATTTGCCTGTGTATACAAAAATACTAGCGTTTACGGGCAAAAGTATTGTAAAATAAACATATCCAGGCACATCCTGGTTTATTAGACTGTCCTGGCAGACGCATAAAAGACTAATAAGCCTAACTTTTTATGAAGGAAAAATCATGTCAAGATCTACATTCTCAGGTCCAGTGAAATCAGGTACTAATAGATATTCACCAACTAAAAACGTTGGAACAACAGTATTAACACAATCAACAGCATTTGCATTTACAGCTGCTGGTACAACAACAAATACATTCTATATTCCAGCTGCTAGTAAAATCTTAAGCATTACTTTTGATACTACATCAGCATTTACAGGTGGTACAGGTGCTGTAACAGTTGGTAATGTTGCTGCAGGCACACAATATGCTTCATCAACAACAGTAACATCTGGTGGTCGTGCAACTCCAACACTTACAGCTGCACAATTAACAAATATGTTATCAACTCCGATTGATGTTGCAGCAGCTAACAGCCAACAAGCTTCTTCAGCTATTGCAGTAACAGCAGTTGCAGGCGCAGGCGTAACAGCTGGCTCATTAGTGGTTACAATCACTTACATTCAATCTGATGACAGATCATCATACGATACACAATAATTAATCTAAGGGGAGTTCTCTCCCCTTTGTTTATAACTTAAGGAGATTAATTATGGCAATGCAATATGATGTAAAATCTACGGCTATCGCTGCTGCTCAAACTAATTCTGCTGTATTTGCTGGCCCTGCTCGTATTAAAGGCATGGTTATTGGTTACCCAACAGGTGGTGGCACTTTAACTTTAAGAGATGGTTCTGGCGGCACTGTAGCATTCTCAGCTGTAATTCCAGCAAGCGCAGGTGGAATATCTAATATCGTTATTCCTGGTGAAGGCATTAGATGCGATAACGGCATTTATGCAACAACACCAGCAAGCATGACGGTAACTGTATTTTATGGATAGCGCTTCTATGATGATGCTGTGGAACTTATTACTTACTGTTGTAGTAGGTATTATTGGCTATATCGTAAAAGATAAATTTGATGAACTTACTCGTCTTAGTATATTACTTAATAAAACTCGTGAAGAAGTTGCTCGTGACAATGTAACACAAGCTGAGTTAGATCGTATTGTAACTCACTTAGATCACAGATTCTCTAAACTAGAAAGTAAGATTGACGAACTTATAAGGCAACATCATGCCCAGTAAATCTAAAGCTCAACACAAACTTATGACAGCAGTGGCACATAATAAAGCCTTTGCTAAAAAAGTTGGCATTCCACAATCTGTAGGTAAAGATTTTATGGAAGCTGACAAAGGTAAGAAGTTTAAAAAAGGCGGTGTTTCATTAGCTGTAGGACGTGGTGAAAAGTTACCAGTATCTAAAGGCGCAGGTCTCACTGCTAAAGGTCGTGCTAAATATAATGCTGCTACAGGATCTAATTTAAAAGCTCCACAACCACAAGGTGGTGCTCGTAAAAGATCTTTTTGTGCTCGTATGTCTGGTATGCCTGGCCCTATGAAAGATGAAAAAGGCAGACCTACTAGAAAAGCAGCTTCTCTTAAACGATGGAAATGCAACTAAGGAACTAATATGAAAAAAAGATCAACTAATCCAAAAATGGCTATGATGATGGGTCGTGCAATGAAACGCCCAGCACTAGCCGTAAGTCCAGCTAGACCAGCTATGAATCCTATGGCTGCTATGGCTTCCCCAACAATGCCAACAATGAAAAAAGGTGGAGAAACTATGAAATCAGATAAAGCGCAAGACAAAGCAA